CGGAGTGGCGGCGTCGAAGCCGATGGTGATGGGGGCGGGGGCGGCAACGTCGTACACGTACCCGCTGATCGCCACGGAAGCCGCCCGCGTCTCACGCAGCGCAGCGGCAACGGACGCCGCCGCCGCGTTGCGCGTAGGCCCGCCGCCGGTGCCTGGCCGCTTGATCGGCTTGCCCATGCGCGTTGCTCTCAGTGCCCTGCCCAGAACCATGATGTGGTCAGCCGTCGATCTCTTCGATCTTGAGGTTGACGACGACGTTGCCGGTGCCGGCGGCGCTGCGCAGGCTGACCTGGCCGCCCACGGGTACGGGCCACTCGAAGCCGGGGAGCACCACGTCTTTGTCTTGCCCGCCGTTGCCGTTGGGGCCGAAGCGCCAGAGCAGCTCGCCAGAGAGCGATGGCTGCACGCTCCAGGTGGTGTAGACGCCGAAGGAGGCCGAGCCGCTGCTGGGGTTGACCTTGGCGGGCGTGATGGCGCCGCCGGGCGTGGTGCCGCCGCTGCTGCGCTGCATGACGACTTCGTTGTAGGCGCTGGTCGTGTCCATGCCCTTGATGTCGACCACGTAGATGCGCAGCGGCTTGGTGGCGCTGGCGACGATGGTGAGCAGGTCGTTGGTGGTGCTGAGCTGGGTGCGCGTGCGCGAGACGGTGTAGAGGGGCATGATGTTCAGGGCCTCAGGTCTTTGCGGGTGACGATCACGTCGCGCCCGTCGAAGTACACGCGCACGCCGTCGAGCTCGGCCACGGCCCACTCGACCATGTGGTCGAAGTTCTTGACGGCGCGGCGGCGGAACATGCGGCCATCGGCATCGAGCAGCTGCATGCGGGCGGCGCCGTTGCTGGCGACGAGCGAGCCGATGGGGTCGGACTCGATCTCGAAGGGTGCGGGCGTGTCCATCATCGCGGTCAGATTTCGTCCCAGCTCAGGGTGATGGATTCGCTCGGGGTGAGGCCGCCCGTGGCGGTGCTCTGCACCTCGAGCATCATCACGATGTGGTCGCCCTTCTCGCCGGTGCCGGTGAACGGGCCGGCGCCGAGGGTGAGCGCGCTGCCGCTGGTGTAGCCGAAGAAGTTGCTGTAGCCGGCGGTGCTGGTGGCCTCGGCCGGCGTGGAGTAGGCGGTGACGGCCTTGGCCCACAGCAGCAGGCCGGTGCCCAGGCCGTTGCCGCCGTCGCTGTAGGCCTTGACGTTGGTGATCTGGCTGTAGGTGCCGCCGGCGACGTTGAAGCGCAGCCACTTCTCGTAGGAGAAGTCGCTGCCCGATGGCGGCTTGACCATGGGGTTGCTCAGGTCGACGGTGGCGTTGTCGGCGTTCTTGAAGCGGATGGAACCGCTGGTCTTGTCGGTGCCGGTGCCGCCGGCGCCGTTCTTCTCGAGGATCTGGACGGTGGCTGCCATGCTGCCTGCTCCTATTGCCCGGCGCGCTCGGCCTGGGCGACTGCTGCGGGATCGGTGTCGAGTTCCCCGGCGTGCTGCGCGGCCTGCTCGGGGGTGACTTGAACCACGTCGTCTGGGTTGCCGAACGCGCAGCGCACGAGCACGCGCGCCTTGACGGTGCCGGCCTGGCTGTTCGGGCTTGCTTTCTTGGTGGCCATGGGATGCGCTCCTTTGAAAGCGTGCCGCGCAGACCCGAAGAGCCCGCGCGGCACGAAGGCGCCCTCGCGGGCGCCAGCAGGAGAAACGGCTTACGTCGCCGAGTTGGCGTAGTAGTAGACGGCCAGCGAGTCGAGCAGGTTGCCGCCCGAGCGGTGCCACATGAGGAAGCCGACCTGGCCGAGCTTGGCGTAGGCGCTGTCCTCGAAGCGGAAGAGCGTGGGGTCCATCACGTCGCGGATGACGTACTGGCCGAAGTCTCCGAAAAGGATGGACTTGGCGTTGGCCGCCATGGTGGCAACGTCCTGGTTGACGGTGATGGGGTAGCCGAGCAGGCTGTCGCCCATGCTGCCGCCGAGGCCTTCGTAGCCGGGCATGAAGATCGGGCGGCCACCGCTGTCCTTGATCTTGCGGATCACTTTGAGCGAGGCGTCGTTCATCATCCATCGCACGCCGGGCGCAGCGCGGTAGGCCGGGTCGAGCGCGTGCACCAGGTCAACCAGGTCGTCGAAGATGACGGAGCCGGTCTGGCCGGTGGTGCCCGTCTTGCCCAGCGTGGCCCCCGCGACGACACCGCGCGGCTGCGACGAGCCGGTGCCGGTGGTGAAGTACGAGTTGGTCGTGCGGCCGACGCGCTGGGTGAGGCGCTTCTCGACGAAGGCGGTCACGTCGATCTGCGAGTCTTGCAGCAGCTCGAATGGCACGGCGACGATCTTGGAGCTGAACTTGTAGACGGGCACCGAGACGGTGGTGAACGTCGGGTCGGCGCCGGTGGCAGTGGTGTTCTGCGCGATGAGTTCGCCGGTTTCCGCGGTGCCGTCGCTGCCCGGGAAGGACAGCGGGTTGCCGCTGGCCGTGCGCAGGATCTGCGCCGCGGCGCGCATGCCGCCGAAGGCCTTGAGCGCGTCGATGAGGCGGGTGGCCACGTCGCTCTGGACGGTGTAGCCGCCCTCGGTGGTGGTCGTGGTGCTCATCGTCGCGCGGATCTCGCGCCAGTCTTCTGCGGAGACGGCCTTGTCGCCGCCGCGCAGCCAGTTGACATAGGTCTTGGCGAGCTTGTCGCCGGCCTGCGCGTTGCCGCCCAGGCGCGCGGCGCGCTCGGCGACGGTTTCGCTTTCGGCCTGCTCGGCGTCGAACTGCAGCGCAGCCTCGATGCGCGATAGCTGGGACTTGAGATCCTCGATCTCGGACATGCCGGCGTCGTAGGCGGCCTGGTGCTCGGGCTTCCAGGCTGCGTTGTTGGTGTCGACGAGGGTGCGGACTTCCTGGGCGCGGGCGGCGATACGCTCCCGCAGGGCTTGGATGCTTTGCATCTTGATTCCTTTCGGTAGGTGAAAAAAAAGCCACCCGGCGGGTGGCTTCTGGCGTGGCGCGGGAGCGCTCTAGTCAGTCAGTGCGTGGACAGCGACGCGGCGGATGAGTGCGGCGGCGTCGATGGCCGGGGTGGTGTCGTTGGGTGGGGCGGCGTCGGCGGCGGGCGGCTCGGCTTTGGGCGCGTGGCCGTAGGCGCTGAGGTTCCAGCGCGCCTTGGCCTTGGGTTCGGTGTTGGCAACGCTGTCGGCCAGGCCGGCGGCGACGGCCTCGTCGGCGGTGAACCAGGTCTCGGCGGCCATCCAGGCGTCGACGGTCGCGGCGTCGGCCTTGCTGCGCGCGGCGTAGGTGTCGACGAGGGTGCCGTCGATCTTGTCGAGCAGGTCGGCGGTGCGGCGCAGGTCGTCGGCGTTGCCCATGTCGAAGACCCAGGCCTTGTGCACCATCATCATGGCGCCTTTGCTCATGACGATTTCGTCGCCGGCCATGGCCAGGAAGCTGGCCGCCGAGGCGGCCAGGGCGTCGATGTGGGCGACGATGCGCGCGGGGTGCTCGCGCAGCGCCGTCTCCATGGCGCGGGCACCGAAGACGCTGCCGCCTGGGGAGTTGATGCGCAGGTGGATGGTGGGCGCGTCGATGGCCTTGAGGGCGGCGATGAAGGGCTCGGGGGCGACGCCGCCGAAGTATTCGGCCTCGAGCGCGTCGTTGACGATCACGTCGTACAGCATGATCTCGGCCGAGCCGTCGGCCAGGGCGTTGACGGCGAACTGGCGCAGGGGCGCGCCGCGGTTGTCGTTGAAGAGTTTGAGCATGGGGTTCATGGTGCGGCTCCGGTGTTGCGCTGCGCGCGGAATGGGGCAGCGGCATCGCCGCCCATGGGCGCGAGGTTCTGCAGCTTGCGCACTTCGTCGACCGTCATCCACCCGTCGCCAGTGCCGGGGCCGCCGAGGGCGGCGCGGAAGGCTTCGGACTGGGCCTTGCTGTCGCCGCGCAGCAGCGCGGAGAGGCTGAACTCGACGAACTGGCCGGCGCGGCTGAAGAGTTTGCGGTTGAGCTCTTCTTCCCACCGCACGAGCATGGGCGCGAGGGTGAAGCGCACGAAGCCGAGGGTGATCTGCTCGACGCCGCTGCCCCAGCTCGAGACTTTCTCGTTCTCGCCGATCATGACGGGCGGCACGCCGAAGGCCTGGCAGATGTCTTCTTTCTCGAAGCGGCGCTGCTCGATGAGCTGCATGTCGACGGGGCTGATGGACAGCTCGGCGACGCTGCCGCCTTCGGTGAGGAGCAGCGGCACTTTGCGGTGCTCGGTGCCGGTGTAGGTGGCGACGAAGCTCTGGCGCAGAAGCTGGGCCTGCTCGCTGCTGAGTTTGTTGGGGTAGGTGAGCGCGATCTGCGGCATGGCGCCTTCGCCGATGGTGCGGCCCATGTAGTCGCTGGCGGCCAGGGCGTTGCCGATGGCCTCGCGCGCGGCCCACTGGACGACGCTCTGGCTGCGCAGGCCGTCGTAGCCGAAGCCGGTGAAGTGGAGCACGTCGTCCTGGTCGAGCGTGTAGGTGCGGTTGGCGTCGGGGTCGCGCACGTCGTAGCGGTTGCGGCCGTCGACGCGACGGGCAACGACGAGATCGGGGTGCAGCGGGCGCAGCGCGATGGGGGTGCCGCCGGAGTAGAGGCCGGGCTTGCGCACGATTTCGGTGATCTGGTCGCCGCGCAAGGCCCAGCAGCGGACGATCCACTCTTTCCAGCTCGCGGCCGTCCAGGCGTCGTGCGGCTGTTCGTTGAGCATCCACCACAGCGGGGTGTAGGGGAGGATGCGCTCGCGCTCGCCGGTGCGGGAGTCGACGCGGTACTGGTGCACGGGCAGTTGCAGGATGGCGCCGGCGATCTTGCTCATGCAGGCGTAGACGGTGCTGACCGTCATGGCCGTGGTGTCGTTGACGGCAAAGCCGCTGGAGGCGCGCAGGGGCTGGAACAGCCGCTCCATGGCGGTGCTGTCGGTGCTGCTGATGACGGTGGTGGCGTTCTTCACAGTGGCCAGGCCGGCGCGCTCGGCGGCGCCGGGACGCGACGCGAGGAAGCTGTCGAGCACCTGGCTGCGGTGCTGGCGGGCCTGCAGGTTGAAGGTGCCGGCGGGCGTCATGCGGTGGGCTCCTCGAGCAGCGCGGCGGCGTTGAGGTCGACGAAGGCCTGGGCGTGGCCTGCGGGCTCTGCACGGCTGGCGTGGCCGATGGCCATGATGGCGGCGAGGATGGGGTCGATCCGGCCGCTGGCCTTGGCTTTGCTGAGTTTGCGGTTGCCGGCGTCGTCTGCCACGGTGACGGCGTTGGCGGCGGCCCAAGTGAGCACGGGGTTGGCGTTGTGCACGAGGGTGCCGCCGATGAGGTGCGACTCGAAGGCTTCGATGGCGGGGCTCATGTCTTTGTAGCCCTGGCCGTATTCGGTGAGCTCGGGAAGTTCGATGCCGGCGTCTTCGGCCAGGCTGCGCAGATCCTGGATGCGCCAGCGGTCGTAGGCGACGGCGACGAGCTCGAAGTCGTTGGCGATCTGGCGCAGGCGCTGCAGCACGGCGAGTTTGCTGATGGCCTGGCCGGGGGTGGTGAGGAGGTGCCCGTCGCGCACCCACTGGGTGTAGGGCACCTTGTCGTCTTTCTCGCGCTGCGCGAGGTTGGCTTCGGGCAGCCAGGCCCAGGCCAGGAGTTGCCACGGCTCGCCGGGGCGAAGCGGCTCGACGGCGAGGGTGAGCGCGGTGATGTCGGTGGTGCTGGAGAGGTCTAGCCCGGCGTAGGCGCGGCGGCCGTGGAGTTGTTCGGCGGTGTACTGGCGCGCGGCAGGGAGCCAGACTTGCGGGCTGAGCCAGGGATGCTCAGCCTGCGTCCACTGGCAGAAGTTGAGCCGGCGCACGAGGGCTTCTTTGCTGGCCAGGCCGCGTGCCTCGACGACTTGCTGACGCAGATATTCGACGCCGGGGAGGTTGGCTTCCTGGAGGCTGGGGTTGGCTTTGAGCCAGCAGCGCTCATCCTCGAAGGGGTTGTAGCCTTCGTCCAGGCCACAGACGAAGGCGAACATGGCGTCGTCGGTGGCCGTGCCGGCGGCGACGCGGGCGCCATAGTCGTGGTACTGGCCGCAGGGGCTTGTCTTGTCGTGCCCGCTGTTGGTGATGGCGAAGAGCAGCGGCTGGCGGCGGCTCTTGAAGCCGGCACGCAGCATCTCGATGACGTGGTTGGTGGGGTGCTCGTGCAGCTCGTCGACGAGGGCGATGTGCGGGCGCGGGCCGGACTGCCCCTGGTCTGCCGCGATGGTGCGGAAGAAGCTGGCGGTGGCGGGGTAGGCCAGGTTCCACGTCTGCCGGCCGACGCCGCTGGGCTTGAGGCGGCGATAGAGCTCGGGCGATTGCTCGTACATGGCCACGGCATCGGCGAAGAGGATGGCGGCCTGGTCGCGCTTGGTGGCGGCGGCGTAGACCTCGGCCCGGCTTTCGCCGTCGGCAGTGAGGCCGTGCAACCCGATGCCGGCCGCGAGCGGCGACTTGCCGGAGCCTTTGCCGGTCTCGATGTAGGCGACGCGGAAGCGCCGGCTGTTGTCGTTGGCGCGCTGCCAGCCGTAGAGGCTGCCGACGACGAAGGCCTGCCAGCCCAGGAGTTTGAAGGGCACGCCTTCGTAGACGCCGCCATTGAGGTGCAGCACTTCCTCGAAGAGGGCGATGGCGTGCGCGGCGGCGCGCTTGTTCCACAGCAGGCCGCGGGCTGGGCCGGCATCGAGGTCGCGCAGGTGACGGGCGGCAGCGTCGCGGACGTGCGGGCCGGCGACGATCTTGCCCGAGCAGACACGGCGCGCCCAGGCGGTGGTGCGGTCGACCAGGCGCGCAGCGCGCGCAGCGGTGGCACTAGCCGGCGAAGAACCGGCCCGCGCCTTGGTGGCTTGCATCGTCGAAGAGGTTTCCCTGCGGGTTGACCATGACGCGCGAGCGCGCGGCTGGGTCCATGCCGAACTTGCCCATGAAGGCCTCGGCGCGCTTGCTGCTCATCTGCTTGGCCACGAGCCACTGGCTGAGCATCTCGGAGCCCTTGGCGCTGTGCGTGATGAAGTCGTCACCGAGCTGCTCTCGGGCGTAGCGGTAGTCGGCGATGGAGTCGCACATCATCTCGAGCGCGACGACATCGGCCTCGGTCAGCACCTGCATGCGCCGCAACATGGGCGCGAGCTGCATCCAGACGGCCGCGGAACGCTCGGCCAGGTGCGCCGGTGGCGTCAGGTCGGCCAGCAGCGCCGGCTCGGGCTCGTTGCCGTTGCGGCGATCGGCGCGATCCGTCCCGCCGACCACTTTGAGCGCCGTCGGCTTGCGCCTGCCGCTCATGCCGAAGCCCCCCCCTGTTCATCCTGACACGTTGCAAGCGGAGG